GGACCGACGGGAGCAACAGGTGCAACTGGACCAACAGGCGCAAATGGAACAATCGGTGTCAATGGATCTACGGGAGCGACTGGTAGCACAGGACCAACAGGGCCGACAGGTAATACTGGAAGCAATGGTCAGACTGGAGCGACGGGGGCTACTGGACAAACAGGGGCTACAGGTTCTACGGGAAGCACGGGAGCAACAGGCCCACAAGCAGTAGCAAATATTCAAGACATTCTTATGCTTGGCGGCATGTGATAGAATAGCGTATGCCCAAGATAGCCGTTTATTCCATTTGTAAAAATGAGATTAAACATATTGAGCGTTACGCAGAGGCTACAAAAGATGCGGATTATCGCATTGTAGTTGATACTGGATCTACCGATGGCAGCCAAGATAAACTGCGTGAATTGGGTATAACCGTTTATCAAATACATTTAGATCCGTTTCGCTTTGATGTGGCTCGCAACACAGCCCTATCACTTGTTCCAGAGGATGCCGATGTTTGCCTTATTCTTGACATGGATGAAGTACCTGAAGAAAATTTTTTCCAGAAAGTACGACGTGGCTGGAAGCCAGGTGTACATCTGGGATGGATCAGTATGGATACTGGGCAAAAGTGGGAAAGGGACAGGCTTCATTCGCGCTTTGGGTGGCATTGGAAATATCCATGTCATGAAGTTCAAATCTACTACGGCAAAGATGAAGTTAAAGATTGTGACATCAGGGGAGCAGTTATTAAGCATCTTCCCGATGAAAGCAAATCCAGAGGATTATATTTAAATTTACTTGAAATGGCAGTCAAAGAATTGCCGCATGATCCGCGCATGTGGACTTACATGTGCAGAGAATATTATTTCCACCAACGATGGCAAGATGTTATTGACGCCGCTCAAAAACAATTACCACTCAATGGCTGGGATGTAGAACAAGCCGCTGTCTGCCGATGGGCAGGTGAGGCTAGTCACCAACTTGGCAAAGAAGATGATGCCAGAGATTGGTATGACAAAGGTGTACAAATTCTTCCCACACAAGGCGAACCATGGTATGGAGTAGCAATCCATGCTTACCGTAATCAAAATTGGAGCAGATGTTTAGATGCTTCTATTAACGTTATGGAACGTACTCGTTCAACCCACTATTGCTACGAATCAGCAATCTGGGACTGGAAAGCCTATGACCTTGCATCAATCGCTGCTTACAACCTCAAGCATATTGATGAAGCAATAGCCTTCGCTACACAAGCGGTAATAGGCAACGGTCCAGAAACAGATCGTATTCAACGCAACTTAGATTTTTTTAGACAGGTGAAGAATGAATCATCAACACACAAGCAAAGTTCTTGAATGGGGCTTTGATGAAAAATACAATAGCATTCCTTCTAAATACGGCTGTGCCGAATGTCATGAAACGTATACCGAATTACCAGTTTATCCAGAAACACCATCGGATCATAGTCAGCATAATGATTATATTGACGGGTGTTTTGCTTGCAAGATTAGGACATTAGAACTTAACACTGGTGACGCTGGACGTTCTGATTCTATGTCTCAAAAGAAGTGGGATGCTGAATTAGATTCTTATGCAGATGCCCGTCGTCAAGGCATCCAACCCGCTGGTACAACAATGAAGGCAGTTGCTGAAGCCAAGGAAGCAAGCGACAAATTAGGCACAGCATTTGATGCTGGAGTTATGCCTGCAGCACAAAAGATTACTAAGCAAACTGCTTCTGTAATGAAAGAAACTGGAGTTATCTAATGGCTATGAATGATAAAAAGCAAGACGCAAAAGTTACTAAAGGATTAAAGCCAGCACAAAAGGCAGCCTTTAAAAAAGCCGATGCTGCGATGGATAAAAAAAAGCCATCCGCAAAGGCTGATATGAAGATGGATAAAGCACTTGTAGCCAAGATCAAGAAAGGCAAGTAAATGGCAGCAGCAAAAAAGGGTATGGGCTTCGCAGCCGCTCAAAAGTCAATCGCTAAAAAGTCTGGCGTATCAATGAAGTCAGCAGGAGCAATCCTTGCATCTTCAACTCGTAAGGCTTCACCAGCAGCAAAGAAAGCAAATCCAAATCTAAAGAAGGTAGCAATGCCTCAGAAAAAAGGTGGTAAATAATATGTGCGCTTCATGTGGATGCAATAACAATGCAGTTAAGGCAACTGGCAAACTAGACGGCAAGCCAACTGAAACACCTTATGGTGAGTATGAAGGCGTCGGCGGCACAGTTACATGGCCAACAAAGTAGTCAAAACACGCGGTGCTGCAAAGCAAGCGGTTACTGACACAATTACAATTGGCAATCAAAAGCATGTAATTACCAAAGCCAGCAATGGTGACATTGTTGTCAACCATCCTGGCTCAAAGAAAACAACATTTAAGAAAATTGATTTAACTAAGAAGGCAGATGTTAAAACCATTGCTGGCGGCGTAGCCGCTGTTAAGAAATGGCACAAGACACATCCAACGAAAGGTAAGTAAATGACGACGCCCCCAAGTCTGCAGTACAGTATGAATCGTTTGGCAGGTACATTAGTTAATGGCGTACCAACCCTTGATACACAAGGTGCTGCAAATGTTTGGGCTGGTACCACAACCCCTTTGGATACTGAGGGTGCGCTTAACTACCTTTACGGAAAACGTTTTACTAAGCCAAATTACAATATTGATCTGCCAGGAATTTTAAATTCATTGGCTGGCACATATGGTCTTGGCGAAAATCTAGCAGCATCGTTGATAGCATCATGACTTTATTTGTAGACCTTATTGACGAAACTGCTTTATCACTTACTGGTTATACCAATCGCCAGGATCAAGCAACCTACCTAACCGCTCCAATGTCAGCAACCGACCTAACCTTTACAGTTGCCGATGGAACAGTGCTAACCCGTGGTTTGGTTGAAATTGATGATGAATTGATCTGGGTTGACTCATTTGACCGTACAAGCAATGTTGCAACAATTCCTAGTTATGGACGTGGTTTTAGAGACACAACCGCCGCAGCGCATACTGCTGGTACTCGCGTAACTATTACACCATCATTTCCACGCTCAGTAATTCGCCGCAATTTGCAACAAGCAATTGATGCTGTGTATCCAGATTTGTTTGGTACTTATTATACAATCTTTAACTTTCAAGCAGCGGTAACAACCTATGTCTTGCCAGACGAAGCGGTAGATGTATTAGCCGTATCATGGCGTACCATTGGCCCATCTAAAGAATGGTTGCCAGTTAGACACTATCGTGTAGACCGTACTGCTAACCCATTGGTATGGAATAGCGGCAAAACTATTTCTATCCGTGAAGGCATTATTCCTGGTCGTCCAGTTATGGTTACTTACACAAAGAAGCCAACCACGCTTCAATACGATAATGATGACTTTTCTATGACTGGCTTGCCTGAGTCAGCACGTGAAGTGCTTGTTCTTGGAGCAGCATATCGTACAGCAATGTACCTTGATTTTGGTCGTGTACCAGCGCTAACCGCAGAAGCAGATTCAATGGGACAATCTAACCCAATTGGTTCAGCCGTCAACATTGGCCGTGCTATTCAGAATCTTTATCAGCAACGCTTGCAAATTGAGATTCGTCGCCTAGAAGCACAGTTCCCACCTCGCACCCACTATACAAGTTAAGGTAGATAAATGCCAGCGGTTAATAGATATTATACATCCACAGCGCAGGATACAGCCCTTACTTCTTCAGTTACATCTGGATCAACCGTTATCCCAGTATCTGCAATCGTTGGTTATCCCTCACAATATCCATACATTATAGCCCTTGATTACAACAATGCCTCTGAAGAATTGGTGCAAGTCAATTCAATAACTGGTTTAAATTTCAATGTAACTCGTGGCTTTAATAGTACTTCACCAACGGCTCACGCCGTAGGGGCAACAGTACGCCATGTAATTACAGCCCAGGATATGACTGAGGCGCAAGCGCATATTGCCGCTGAAAGTAATGTTCATGGAGTAAGTGGCAATTTGGCAAGTACGGATGACATAACAAGTATCGCTTTCATGACAATGGGTGGATGACCCAACTACCGAGTAAAGGAAACAAATAATGGCAACAGCATATAAGGTGCTTGGGCAAGCAGTACCAGCAGCAACAACTGCTGCGGGTGCTTCGTCTAACTTCACCACCCTCTATACACCCTCTGGCTCAGCAGCAGCGGTTATATCAAGTATCACAGTCTGCAACCAGTCAACATCAACAATCACCTATCGCGTAGCGGTACGTGTGGCAGGTGCGGCTGACACACCAAAGCAATACATTGCCTATGATGTTACCTTGGGTAGCAACTCAACAGACACGCTTACACTTGGACTAACCTTGGCAAATACTGATATAATCTCAATTGCTGCTTCTAGCACTTCAGTATCATTTAACGCTTACGGATCGGAAATATCTTAATATGTCAGTAATCCGTCACCCTAGCACTGGAACGGCTGTTACCGTTAAACAGTGGCGCTATACAGCCACTGGCGGGGAAACAACCCTTTCAGGCACAGATGGCTTTGGTTTAAGCCTTTCTTACACAGTAGGAGCCGAAGAAGTTTACATCAACGGCGTACTACTCGTCCGTGGAACTGATTACACAGCCTCAACTGGTACATCCATTACAGGCCTAACCGCCTTGGTTGCTGGCGATGTTGCGACAGTAATGTCTGCCAACTCATTCAATGTGGCTAACGCTATTGCTGCATCTACAGTTACCGCCAAAGGCGACTTGATCGTAGCCAATGGCGCATCTTCTGTATCTAACCTTGCAGTCGGCGCTGACGGTACAACACTCGTGGCAAACTCTTCTGCCAGCACAGGCGTATCTTGGTCGGCTGGCAATCCAATAGCCAATCCAATTATCAATTCTTGCTTTGACATTTGGCAAAGAGGAACATCTTTTACTGTTGGTACAACAACTAGTCTTTACACCGCAGACCGCTGGCAATCAAGTCGCGCTGGAACTGCTGGCTTAACAGTCGCTCGTCAGGCAACAGGAGATACAACCAATCTTCCAAATATTCAATATGCAATGCGATTGCAACGAGATTCAGGTAACACATCTACTGCTGCAATTACAAACTGGACAAACCTTGAAACTTCAAACTCAATACCTTTTTCTGGCAAAACAGTTACATTTAGTTTTTATGCTCGCGCTGGTGCTAACTACTCAGCAACATCAAATATACTAAACGCTGAACTTTATTCAGGAACTGGTACAGACCAAAATGTAAATGTGTCTGGTTTTACTGGGGCAAATCAAGTTATTAATCAAAACTTTACCCTGACTACAACTTGGCAACGCTTTACTTATTCCGCAACCATTCCTGCAACAGCAACTCAACTTGCTGCATTGTTTATTTCAAATCCAATAGGTACTGCTGGCGCTAACGATTATTACGACATAACAGGCGTTCAAGTTGACCTTGGCTCAGTAGCCCTTCCAGTACGCCGTAATGCCAGCACACTTCAGGGGGAGTTAGCCGCTTGTCGTAGATACTTGCCAGCATTTGCAGGTAATGGTGCAGACCCTTATATGGGCTATGCTTATGGCACTAATACAACTATTTACGGTTTTCAATTTGATGTTCCAGCGCGTGTAGCACCAACAGGCATAACAACTTCTGGCACTATTCAAGGATATTCTCTAAATACGGCAACGACAATTACACCTACTTTTAACGCAGCAAATGTTAATGGAGCAAGCATTTTAGGTTCTTTGACTATAACCGCTGGTCAAGGTTCAAGACTGCTTATAGCAAGTAGCGGGTTAATTCTTTTTACAGGATGTGAGTTGTAATGGCTAATGTAACTATTTATCAAAACCTTGCAGGGCAAGATTGTGTTGCTTGGACAGATGACCAAGGCAGCCACTCAATGCTCAAGTCTGTTTATGACACACTCGTATCCAACTCTTCTACACCACAGGCAGGTAACTAATGAGTCGCGCACAATTAACCTCAACAGTAGAACAAAACTCAGCAGGTGCGGCCAGCCCGTTCGTTGCTGGTAAGAACAAGATTATCAATGGTGACTTTGGTATTTGGCAGCGAGGAACAAGTTTTACAAACCCTGCTGGTGGATTTACTGCTGACCGATGGGCGCACAATGCCGATGGGTCAGGTAAAACTATTGTTATTAGTCAGCAAGCCTTTACTCCTGGTACTGCTCCTGTTGCTGGGTATGAAGGAACTTATTTTTATCGGTTAAACCAAACCGTTGCTGGAACTGGTGGAACATTCAATGTGTTTCAAACTGGTTTAGAAGATGTAAGATTGTTTGCTGGACAAACTGTAACGCTTTCATTATGGGCTAAAGCAGATGCTTCACGGCTATTAGGTTTTACTTTTGTTCAAGATTTTGGTTCAGGCGGTTCTTCTACTGTAGGAACATTTCTCACTGGCCCAACTGTGACAACGGCTTGGAGCCGCTATTCAGTTACTTTAACTATTCCTTCAGTAGCAGGAAAAACTATTGGAACATCTAGCGCTTTGCGAATACAAATTTCAGTACCAGTAAACACTACTCAAACCGTTGATGTATGGGGCGTACAACTTGAGGCTGGCTCAGTAGCCACCCCATTCACCACCGCTTCAGGTACACTCCAAGGAGAGTTAGCCTTGTGTCAGAGGTACTACGAAAAGTCTTATGACCAAGGAACAAGTCCTGGTACTGCAACAGTTGTAGGTTCTTGTTTTTCAGGTTCTGCATTACCAGCATCAGTCGTTTCAACAACTGGATATATTTTAGGTGGTTGTCGTTGGAAAGTTGAAAAACGAATTGCGCCTACTGTCACAGTTTATGATTACAATGGAACAGCAGGTTTTGTAACTGCGTGTAATCCTGGTACGGGAGATACGGCTGGAAATAATCCATATATTTCAGGTATAGGAACAGCAGGGGCGCAGATAGGTCGTGATGGAGCATCAGGAACAAGAACCGCAGTTAACGCTATCTATTATCAATACACAGCAAGCGCGGAGTTATAAATGACATACACTTATTCAATTCCAAATGGATTAGACGGGCAACCTAGAACAGACATAATTGTTAGGTCTGATGGTGCTTTCATACCTACCAACCCTGCTAACTCAGATTACCAAGCCTACCTAGCCAGCCTAGAGGCTCCACAGGGCTAACTTGACTGAGAGTTAGTCAGTATTACCCAGCCCCGTCTTTTGGCGGGGCTTTTTTATTGGAACAAATTAAGGAGATAAAATGGCGACAACAGACGGTTTTAGTCATATCATTGAATCAACAACCGTTCCAATTGGAAGCCCATTATTTTCTGGATCTACCTATGTAAACACTAGCAATCAATACGACTGTGCAATTGCTGGTCTACCATTTTTTCTAGGCATTAGCAAAGAGCATCAATATAAGCGTGAGACTGCTCAGTATCGTAAACAACAGATTGATCAACAAAAAGAACCAGGTGAGCAGACGCTCACAGGCTGGTGGCTTCGTAGCCAATCTTCATTTCACTATGGCGCTGGTATCCGTTATGAAGAGCCAATTGAGGGCGAAACTGTTGGCTATCGTTTTAACAAATCCGCTGGTGTGGATGTATTTAATATTGGCCGTGTCACACTATTGCCAGATGTGGCAAAGAATACAAGCATTACAGTATCTTCTGGTGTTACACCAATTATGGTTGGTGGCACAGATGCCAATGGCGTAGATCTATACTTGACA